CTATCAGCCCATTCTTTAAATATTGCATGTACTTCGTTAGGAATGCGAATATTTTTATACTTTCCTTTTACAGCAGTATTATAATATTTTGTATTAGCTTTTCTGATATATTCTGGTGTTTTAATTTTCTTCTCCTAAAATAAGAGATAATTCTATTATGGGGATAATTAAACATAATTCATGTATGGATTTATAAATTAAATCTATTCTATTTGTTTCTTTAAATTTTTTATACTCATCTTTAAAAAATTGTAATCTTTCTCTAATTTCTTGCTCAGTTTTCGTTATAAATATTTCCACAACATATAACTATATTTTATTATTAGCCAAATTATTAAGGGACCAATAATGACTTTTTCAATAACAGATATTATTTTTCCTATTTTTTTTGAAATCATACTAAACCATTCACAATGTTCTTCTGGTCCCATTAAAATAATACTATATATTATTAATGCTATACAAAATATTATGAAAGGAAGAATTGGAAGAAAAAGATACATCTTACAAACACTTTATTAAAAAATTACAAAATTTTATCATTAACCATATTACAAAAGGAACTCCAAATATTCGTCCTGCAAGTTTAGGTAAAATATCTATTAATGCTTTTGAAGAAGACATTTGATTATAATCAATATCATTTTTAAAAGGCTTGATATGCCATATTATTAATATTATCCAGAATACTAAAGAAGGAGTTAATAAAAATTGCATATAGTTAATCTTTCTATTTATATTTCTAATCTACACACAGTATTATATAACACAGTTAGATAAATTGTCAAGAATAAATTTGGAATAATTTAATATAGTAATTTTGATATATTAGACCATTTTGTGAAGATTAACGAGATGGTTCATTTAAAAAACTTTCAGCACTTTTAATTATGTGAGTTAAGTCTTTAAGATTTAAAAACAATTTGCAATCAAATTCAGGATCAAATATAATTTCCACATGATTATTTTCGGTAGTAACTAATGATTGATAATTATTAAATTCAAACTTTTCGCCTCCTACATGTAATATCATTTGTATCTTCCTTTTAAATTACTTTGGAGATGTTCGGTAATAAAATCTGCTAATCTAAATGCTTCGTCGTGAGTAATAGCAATTGGCCAATCTACGCCGACTATTTTTAGATAAAAGATTTCTTTCATAAAAGAATAACTAAGAATTATTTCTTTTTCATTTTTTTCATTTAGATATAAATCTTTCATTGAATTTCTTTCATAAAAACCAAGTGCTCATAGATTCAATTACTTCAATAAGTATATAAATCATAAATTTTCCCTTTTTGTTTTAGACGGACTGCGTTTAATAAGTGAGCAATTATGTAAAAAAAGTATATAGGAATTCTTGTATATAAAGTTATCCACAGGTTATTAACAATTGTTAGTAACTTTAATTAATAAAACTAGAAAAAACATTAATCTCTAAATGTTTGGAAAATAATGCTGGAATAGGCTTAAACTTTAATTCATTATTAGATAGTTTATTATCTATAATGATCTCTACATTAGATAGAATGAACTGAAACATTCTATAAGTATCTTCATTTAACCAAACAGTACCTAAATGATTAGGATTTACGTTCATTTCAGGGTTTTTTAAAAACTTAATATGTTTAATTACTCGATTAATATAATTATTTTTTTTATCATTTTTATATTTTTTGTAGATAGAATCTAACATTTCATCTGTAATAATAAGATTTTCATTTGAATAAAACCAATTTTTCTTAAGTTCTACTCCAAAAAGAGTAGCTTCATATCCAGTTAAAGCTAAACAGTTTGAGTTTCCCATTCTAACTTTCATGTATTCATTTAAAGTTAACATTTTTTTATTCCTTCTTTGTAATGTTTTTTTATGTTCAGCTTTCCCTTTTTACTAGCTTTCAGAGCAAAGTATACCCCTACCCAAACTTTAAAAAAAAGAATCAAGTTTTTTCATTGCTTTCATATGGCAACCAACGACTTTATACTTGGTTAAATTTAATTAACCAACTAGATGTAATGCTCGCTGGGATCATTCAATGCCTATCTTGAGAATTTTGTAAGAATTATCGTTTTTCATCATTTAACTAAAAAACGATGGAGCAACTCAAAATTTAACACGGCTATGAATAACTGAATCACATTAACGTATTCATCATCCCTCATTCTATACGCTTTTTTATAGTCTTTATAATATCGGAATCGTGATTTCAGGACGCATACAATATTATCGACTTGAATTATCCGGAATTTCCAGATAACTCGTTCTATTTGCGTGTTGCCAACGTTTAAGGCTTTGATATTATCTCTCTTCCAAATAGATCATGTACCCAATAAAAAACCCCCAAGAATAGCATTTCTGCTTGTGGTGGATTCTTGAGGGTTCAAAAGGTGCCTAATTCTCATTATTAAATCCACCACAGATCATAATAATGAGAACCATCAACCAGTATTATATTATAATTAAATATTGTTTGTCAAATATTTTTATCATAAGCAAACCCAATTGGGATAGAATCTACAAAAACTAACCATAAATCTTGTTCGCATCTTTTATCATATCCATAGTAATTTATCTCAATTCTATTTCTATTGCTAGAAAGATACTTAAGTTTTAATTCTGTAAAAGTTTTAAATTGACATTCAGTTTTTAAACTGTCTTCTAGTGTTCCTCTATGTTCTCTAAAATACATAAACATAAACCCTTCAATAAATGCTGGGGAGCTTGAGATATTATTTCCATTTAGTTTAGATTAAACATTATCCCCAGCACAATAATATATCACATTATTATCTAACTATGTTACAATCATTTCTTGAATTAATTTAAAAGATAAATAAATGATATTTTCATCACAAAGAAGAGCAGTAGAAAAATATAGAAAGACTGTTGTACAATTTCCTATGTTAAAAGAAACACATGCTAAATTAAAAAAGTTATCTATATTAGGTAATGTTCCTATGATACAAATTGTTGATTTATTAATAAATGAATATTACGAATATCTAAAAGAAGCGTCAAAGAGTAAAGAATAATGGCTAGACATCTTTCAAAACAGACTTGGGAAACTATAAGAACAAGATTTGACTTGGGAGATCCCCTTTTACAAATTGCGAATGATCTTGATATCTCAGAAGGAACCATCCGTCATCGGATTAAAAGAGATAATTGGGTGCCAAAACTGCGGACACAAGTTACTGATATAAAAGAGAAAATAGCCGATATTACGAAAAATATTGCGAATTCGCAAATTCCCATGGTTCAGCATCGATTAGACCAAATTACAAATCTTTCTTTACATCAAAAAATAAACAATTATATTGAAAGAGGAGTAGACTTAAATCATAGAAATATAGAAGAAATAGCTAGAGAACCTGATTTGGAAAAAAGGGTTAATCTTACTGCTAAGGCAAAATGTACTATGGCAGATTTAGCTACTATAGGAAATATTAAACCTAATCTGGAACCTGAAAAAGAAGAAGAAAAAAACGAATCACGAATAAGATTTTATTTACCAATAAAGGATAAAAAATGACAACAAATTTACAATTAACTGATTCTATACTCCCAGAATTCAAAGAAAATGAGAATATTAAAATACAGGTTTTTCAAGGAAAACCATATCATTTTACTATATGGAGTAAAGATCCTCTTATTAATTTAATGCCAGATGGTCAAATTATTTACCACGATGGAGATTTAATTAATATGACTGAAGATATGATAGAACTTAAGTTAACTCTAAAGAAAGGAACAATTTTAAAATGATTATTATATTGGAAGTTTTATTTCAAGAAAGCATGCTAATATGAGCTTCTATATTAAACCTACATGCCTAGTTGGTTGTGATTGCACTGAATGTTTTAATAAGGATGCACCCCGTAAGATTGTTAAATTACTTAAAAAAATAGAACTTAACTTAGATATAATAGTTGAGGAACTACTTATTGCAAAAGAAGAAAGAAGGGAAATGTGAGATTTATACAAGTTCATTCCATAATTAATGAGGAAATAAAAGATACTGTTTGGGTTAATCCTAATTGTATTAGTGTAATGGGAACAATCAAGCAAGAGATAGAAGAAGATGACAAAAAAATTCCTATTGTTAGTTTAAGTTTAGTTATTGATAAAGAAAAGTTTGTATTTCATTATACCAATGAAACTGACTTAATTAATACAATCGATAATTTAAATAGATTTACTGGAAAATTATTAAAATCTAATAGACTTTTTAGTATGCCATAACAAATGAGTATGTCAGACCTAGCATAATTAGTTAATAATGAAAGGGAAGGTTTATAGAATGAAGGAAGTTCCAGATTTATATGTTTATAGTCTCATTGAACGTCATCCTACTGATGAATTGCATGAATATTGGTATATAACTGTGATAGATAAAAAAGAAATTATAACAAAGCGATATTTTTTTAAAGAAACAATAGATAATATTATAGCTAATACTAATAATAAAGAATTCAATATTATAAAAATGTTCATATCGGATGAAATGTATAAAAAACTTCATAAGGGTCGATTAGCTTCTTTTTTTGATATAGCTGGAGAAGAATACAAAGAATTTCAAATTTTAGAAAAAAGGAAAAATAATGAAAAAAATTAAATTTAACGCTACTACAAGTGTACACATGATTCCAGATGATATATATCCTCAACATTGTAAAGAAATGAAGGATTTACGCTATAAGAACTTCAAAGATTTAGGTCCAAGAATAGCAGCTGGCTCCGAATTTGAATTACACGATGTAAAGATTGGTGATGTTATAGAAGTTCCTGAATGGTATTACGAATCTAAAAAAGATATTTATATAAGTGTAAGTGTTAGCTTTGAAAAGTACAAAGATAAAAGTGGCAATCCAATTCCTTATAATATGGAAGAAGCTATTAGACATGGTGATGTGGATGATCCAAGACAAACTATGAAGAAAGTTAAGTTATTTGATTTAGTTATTGAAACTGAAGAAGAGAACAAAGAAATTAAGCGTGGTAGACCCAAAGCTTAATTAATTGCCAGTCTAGGATCTTCCATCGTATATGTGAGATGCATGTAATGTATACAGTCAATTAGGTTAACTAGTATGGAAGCCTATCAAAAGAAACCATTTCGTTATCGCCATATTCTTATGAAAGATTAATGAGTAATCCAGATCTTTTAATTTTATCTATTAAGTTTTATGGTAAAAAGGATGAAATTGTTACTGCAAAAATGATCAGAAAAATAAGAATTTATAAGAAAAAAATAAGAATTTATAAGAATTATACTGAAAGTTTACAATTACTTAATCGCGAAAACTTACAAAATGGTTATATTAGAGAAACCGCAATTGGAAGTGTTAAGAACTGGTTAACTCTAGGAAAATTGAAGATTATAAACAATGCGTCATTTAATAATTGATACTGAAACTACAGGTTTATCTCCCATACAGGGTCATAGAATAATAGAACTATGTATTTTAGAAATGATTGATAATAAACTAACAGGAGAAAAATTACATTTGCAATTTAATCCTGAAAGATCTATTTCAGAACAAGCTATCAAAATACATGGATTAACTTTGTCTGAATTGCAATATAAGCCTAAGTTTAAAGATTGTATTCAGCAAATAATTGATTTTATTATTCAACCATCTATTTGGATATTTCATAATGCTCATTTTGATATGAGTTTTTTAAAAGAAGAGTTTAATAAATGTGATTTAACTTTAATGAAAGGTAAACATAATATTATTGATACTTTAGTTTTGGCAAGAAAAAAATATCCAAAAGAAAAAAATAATTTAAATGCATTATGTGATAGATTTAATATTAATAGAGAACAACGTCAATATCATAATGCATTACTAGATTGCGAATTATTATACAAAGTTTATTTACAACTTATACATAATGTTGATTAGACCGCAACCCAAGCAAGAAGAATTTCTTACAACTGATGCAGATATTGCCTTATATGGTGGATCAGCTGGTGGTGGTAAATCATTTTCTCTTCTGCTTGCTCCCCTTTATCATATAGATAATCCCAAATTCAATGCTGTATTTTTCAGACGTTCCATAGTTCAGATTCGTAATCAAGGTGGTCTTTGGGATGAGAGTATGTCTCTTTATCATGATGCAGATGGTCATCCTAGACAACAGTTTTTAGATTGGACTTTTCCATCTGGAGCAGTAGTTAAATTTGCGCATCTTGAGAACGATTCGACTGTATATAATTGGCAAGGCAGCGCAATTAACCTCTTGATATACGATGAGCTCACACATTTCAGTGCTCATCAATTCTTTTACATGCTCTCACGAAATAGATCAATAAGCGGTATTAAACCTTATATTAGAATGTCAACTAATCCAGATAAAGATTCATGGGTTAGAAAATTCATTGATTGGTGGATTGGCGAAGATGGTTTTCCGATTCCTGAACGAAGTGGAGTAATAAGATATTTTGTTCGTGAATCTGGTAAAATAATATGGGCTGATACCCCTGAAGAATTAAGTCATGTTGCTGAAGCTAAATCATTTACTTTTATTTCTGCTAAACTTACTGATAATCAAATATTAATGCAAAAAGATCCGGGCTATTTATCTAATCTAATGGCACAAAATATGGTAGAACGTGCTAAATTATTGGATGGTAATTGGAATATTAGTTATTCAGATATAGGATCAGTTCTTAATCGCAATCATTTTGATAGATATAATTTGCCAGAAAAATGGAAAATACCAGGTTTTTGGAAAGAATCTTATTTTGTATTAGATGGGGCTAGCAGAACTGCTGAAGCTAATGATTATAGTGTATTAGGTCTATTTGGACGCTCTAGAATAGATGAACGGTGGTATATAATAGATTGGGTTAGAACTAAATTAGAAGAACCTGATTTAGAACAACTAATAATAGATAAATGGCATCAATGGAGATCTCCTCAATATAATAATCTAAATCCAAAAGGAATTAATATAGAAAGAGGAAGTTGTGGAATAGGAATGTTACAAAGACTTCCTCGTAAAGGAATTCCAGTGTTTGAATTACAACCAGTAAAGGATAAATATTTACGTCTTAATGATGGACTTGGTATAATTCACAATAAATTTGTTTGTATTCCAGATGATGCAAGTTGGGCCCATAAATTCTTTGAAGAATGCGAATGCTTTAGAGCTGATATGAAACATGTATTAATGGAAAATGAATCTAAACCTCATGATGATCAGGTTGATGTACTTGCATATGGAATAAGTACACAGATTAATAAAACTAAGGGAGTTGGTATTTATGTTGCTCCTATAGAGAGAAAGTTTAAGAGAAGCCCAGTTTATGATTGAAGAAAATATAAGAAATGATATTAAAAAGATATATGATAGTATACAGTCAGATTATCCCTTGTTTCATCAGGGAACTAAAGAATTTAAATTCATATTTAAGGAAAATATTATTAAATATCTTGATATTTTACAAAAAAATGATCTATTAGAGTTTTGTTTTCGTCCTCCTGAAATAAAAGTAATTCCAAATGTGACAAATCCTAATGCTGTTATGGTAACAATATCTAATTATGATTAAAAATTATCATAAAGAATCGATTAAATATGAAAATAAGTATGCTGAAGAATTATTAGTTATTTATGGCATCCTTATTAGTATGCTCAATAAAGTTCAGAGATTAACTGAAAAAAGCATAGAAGATACTATTCGATTATGGAAAATAGAATATGCCAAAGAAATAGAAGAATTAAATGCTAATTACGTAAATAAACTCCATGAATTTAGTAATAGAATTGTTCCTACAAAAGAGAAATTTAAACAACAAGAAACTCAAGTTAAAAAGCTTACCAATGCTAATGATGATATGTTAGATGTAACTACTGATTTTATTAAACAAAAGTTTACAGAATTATCTATATTAGAACGAACTTATGATTATTCATCCGAACAAGGTAATAAATTCTTAGAACAAATTGTTAATTCAACAGAAGATAAGATAGTTTTATTTGCTACTATGAGTACTATTAATAATTTACGGGAATTAATCTTTGGTAATGCAGAATCAGAAGGATGGACAGAGTATCAATGGAGAACTCAACGAGATTCTAAAGTTAGACCATCTCATGCTGCAATGGATGGAAAATGGATTAAGTTTGATGATCCATCTCCTCAGCCTGCTGGATATCATGTAGGCGAGGATTATAACTGCAGATGCTGGTCTATAGATTTTCGTTAAAACCTATATTCATCATTAGTTAATTGCCTATACAGTCTATCACTATTTATATCCCACGAGTCCACAATTATTGCACTATCTAAAGAACCACCATAATAGCCATTAGAAGAATTTCTAAATATAAAAGTACAATCTCTTTTTCTAACAGTTCCAATAAAAAATGACCATAACTTATCCATATCTTGTCTACTTCTTTTTTGAGTTATATATTCTGATTCTAATATATTAATTACGCTGTAAGGAATTTCTCCTATAGTTTTTACTTGTGTTCCTAAAATAGAATTTAATCCAATAATATCAGCTACCCAACTTTCAGAACAACAATCCGCAAATAGTATTAATTTAATAAAATTAGATGAATCTTTTAATATAAAAATCAATTCGCTTTGATCAGTTGCAATATATATTTTTTCTATAATCTTATCATAAATTAAGTGAAATAATTGTTTTAAACATTCATTCATTTTGTTTTTATTCTTACTAAAATTCTACTAGTAGGCATTCCAATTCTTTCGATCAAATTCAATTCAATAAGCTTTTTTATAATTCTACTTCTATTAGATGGTAATTTAATTCCTAATTCAAGTTCCATAAACTTATGTAAATCTACAATAAAAACAGCACGTCTTTTATGATTATCGAAATATTCCATTACTTTTGCATGATTTGAATGAGAATTAAAAGCCATCTGTCATACTTTCTAATCATTAATAAACCAACAATTGTACCATAATTTACCAATAGTTAACTATTAGTTATCTATGCTTTTGATTTAATTAAGGTTTTCATTAAACAATTAGTTAAAATACAGCATAATTTTTATTAAATTGAATCTAATGACTATTAAATATGTAAAACATGATCGTCCTGTAACTGCTAAGCAGATAGAAGATTATGGCAAATTAGCTACGCATGATATTCATGTGCCCATTCTAGTTTTATATCCTATTGGCAAGATTAAAGATAAAAATGGAATTGAAGCTGATATTGATGAAGATTTCATTAAACAAACAATGAAGGTTTCTAATGATGAAATCCGTAAGAAATTCGATTCTCCTTTTGCAAAAGTTAAATCCTTCATAGCTAATGCAATTGGAGATTACGAATGTATTCCTTTAATTAAAAATCATAATACAGGTGATGTTGATAATCATGTAGGTCATACTAAAGGATTATTTTATACTGAAAAAATAGATGGACAAACTTGTTTATTAGTAAATGGTGTTTTTAAAGATATTGAAGCTAAGAGCAAGATTGATGGAGGATTATTTAGACATGTATCGATGGGAACACGGCCTGATGGATCAATTAAAGAAATTAGTTTAGTAAGCAATGAAGCAATTCCGCATGCAGGATTGATGATGAGTGACACTGAAGTTAAACCAACAAAGACATTAAAAGAGCTTGAATTAGCTGAACAAATAAACGGATTACAATTCGAAGAAGCCTTGTACGAAAATACTATTATACCTAATCATATGATTTTATCACGCATGATTAAAACTGGAAAGATTGTTCCATGGGGATACGAAGAACATATAAAGACTTCTACTCAAGCAGAATTGTTGAAAATGGAACGCACTATTCCTGCACATGATTTAGGTTTAATGCTTGGAACAAATAGAGATTTAGAATATGTGCTAGACGAAGAAGTGCAAGCAGAATTCGAAGTAAATAAGATTATCAATCAATATCAGAAAAAGACTGGAAAAGTAAATAAGAACGCTAAACCTTTGCCGGAACTACCTCAAAAACATATTGAAATGATTAAACAAGGTCATTCATTTGAAGAAAAACGGGAAAAGGAATTAAAACATATACTTGAATTAGCTGAGCATTCGCCTGAAATCGCAGCTAAATATATTAAATGTGAATTAGGCGAAACTACTGATGATCCCAAGTATAAAGATATTCTATTAATGGAATATATAGGCAAACTCAAAGACACTAAATCTAAACTTAAAACCCTTCAATTAGGAGACAATTAATGAGTAAAGTAAATTACAGAGAAATCATCAAATCTAAGTTGAAAGAAATTCAACTTGGAGAAGAAGAAGAAATGCGTAGAAAAGAGAAAGAAGCTAAGATCAAAGAAGATCACGAAATGAACGAAGAAGAAGAAGAAAGAAAGAAAAAAGAGAAGGAAGAAGAAGAAGAAGAAAAAGAATTCTCTGAGCGTTTTTCTAAAAAGTATGAAGAACACACCAAAGATCGCGAAGAAGAGTTAGAAAAACGTCTTTGTGATATGGAAGAAACTCAAGCTAAAATTTTAACTCTTATGGAAAAAAGGAAATAAGCCATGCAACAACCTTTAGACGGTGCTTTGCTCTATTCAGTATTTAATATTGAAAATTGGGTAAAACAAGGAACATCTTTTGTAGTAGGTGGTTCATTTACTACTGTATCTGGTAAACCTAGTCAACAATTATTA